TATCATGGAGCGCCGTGATGAGGCCGCCTTTAGCTGTGGGCTGAAGGAATGGTTCATGGGTGTTGGGTTCCGAATGGAAGTGGAGCCAACAGTCGATGTGTTCGAGCAGATTGAGTTCTGCCAGTGCCACCCGGTGCTCGCCAGCGATGGCAAGTACCGGATGGTGCGCAACCCCTGGACTGCACCCAGCAAGGACGCTGTCTCTCTACTTTCATGGGCAACCAGGAGGAATTTGATGCCTGGGCAGCAGCCATTGGCGGGTGTGGCCTGGCGCTCACCAAGGGGGTTCCCTTCTGGGAGTCCTTCTACCGCAATCTCCTAGGGGGACGAAGCGGCAAAGCCTGGGCCGACGACCGGGTGCGCGACAGTGGGATGGGGTACATGGTGGGAGACATGAACATCGAGGACATGCCGATGACCGAGGAAGCGAGATACTCGTTTTACCTCGCGTTTGGCATGCTTCCCGACGAGCAGGTCGCCCTCGAGTGCTCTCACGTCCCTGTGACGTACCAGGAACCGCGGCCCATGACTTTTGCCGAAGTCGAACTCCTACAGACACCTGTGTCACTATGCCGCGCAAACCGACCGAGCCCCTGCTGAAGAGCATGGCCAATTCGCGCCCTCGTGGCAAGCCCAAGTTTAAGATGAGCTCTAAATCTCTCACTGACCAAATCACAATCCACAACCGCGTGTGGTCGGGAAACATCACCACTGATGCTAGTGGCAACGCTGACGGAACCATTAAGATTCAGCCCGCCTTCGCAGGCAACGGGCCGATGACCAACGTTTCTCAGTGCTACCAGGAGTATAAGGGGTTGAACCTATCCGTCACGTGGCAGTCGAACATTGGTTACAACAACAGCGGGATCATTTGGATCGGGTACATCGACAACCCCGAGATGATGGCCAACTGGTCTTCATACGGGTCTAACCGGTACACGATCATCAAGAGTCTTCCCAATGCAGTTAGCGGCCACCTGTTCGACAACGTCACTTGCACGGCCCGCGTGCCGCTTCGTCGTAAGTGGTTTTCGCTGGACTCGTCTTCCACCATCACCGCTGCGGAGTGCGATCGCTCTCAACAGGGCTGGTTCGTCTATGTCATCCTGAGCGGCCCCGCGTCTACCAACGTGGGTTCCTTCATGTCTGACGAGACCCACACCCTGAAGGGACTCATCAATCCTTTGGCTACCACGACACTCACCACTCGAAACGAATGCGTTCCTGACAAGTGGTCGGACTGCCCTGGTGAACCTAAGCCGCCGGCTCCCAAGCCGCCCCCGGCACCGGCTCCCAAGCCAGATCCGACTTCTTATCCCCTAGCCTGCTAACCGCCGAAGGGGCTCCAGTCCGACC